CCCACCGATGGCCTGCCGTATTTTTGGTTAATAGAACCGCTCCCGCCTAGCGCGGGGGCATCTTAATTTTTAGGAGAAACAATCATGGCACTTCCTTCAGTTGGTGGTGGCTATCAGAACACTGATGGCAATCAAAGCGAACAAACAATTGGCGTCCAAGCCGCGCAACAAACGGCAACTGCAACCGCAACTTTGACTGTTGCTCAAGTCACTGGTGGGATTTTGGTGGGCAACCCGTCTACAACGGCGGCGTCCTACACTCTGCCGACGGCGGCGTTGATTGACGCAACGATGACCAACATGAAAACCAACAGCACGTTTAAGCTGACGGTAATCAATCTTGGCACCAGTACTGGCCTTATCACGGTGGTTGTTGGCACCGGCATTACTGCGGTAGGCAACTTGGTTGTTGCTATTACTGGCAGTGCGGCGGGTGTTAGCGGCGCGGCTGAGTTTCTGTTCCGCAAAACCGGCGACGCAGCGTACACCGTTTATCGCGTAGCTTAGTAACAACACCTCGCGGCGTAACAACCGCGAGGTGGTTTTTAAGGATTTGATATGGTCATCTACTTGCGGCATCCCGTTCACGGTAACAAGGTCGCTATTGCAGAGGCCGAAGCTGAAGCTGACGAAAAAAATGGCTGGGAGCGTTACGAACTTGGCGCGTTGTTAACGCCTGTAAACGAACTGGCTAAACCTCGCGGCAGACCGCGTAAGGAGCTTGAAGAATGACCACCACGGCTGGCGACCAGATCAACGGAGCGTTACGGCTGATTGGTCAATTGGCCGAAGGTGAAACGCCTTCTGCTGCAACGTCAGCCGATGCGCTGACCGCAATGAACCAGATGTTGGATAGCTGGTCGTCTGAACGTCTGTCTGTGTTTTCAACGCAAGACCAGATATTTACTTGGCCTGCTAATACCGCAACACGCACTCTTGGGCCAACGGGTGATTTTGTTGGCAACCGTCCGGTATTGGTGGACGACTCAACGTATTTCCGCGACCCATCAAACAATATCAGCTTTGGCATCAAGCTCATAAACCAAGCGCAATACAACGGCATTGCGGTAAAGACCGTTACCAGCACCTACCCGCAGGTCATGTTTGTAAACATGACAATGTCCAATATAGAAATGACGATTTATCCGGTGCCAACTAAAGCGTTGGATTGGCATATTGTCAGCGTCAACGAGCTGGTCGAACCGGCTACGCTGGCGACCACGTTAGTGGTGCCGCCAGGCTACGTGCGAGCGTTTCGATTCAATCTGGCTTCTGAGATTGCTGCCGAGTTTGGCGTGGAGCCGCCGCCCCAAGTGCAGCGAATTGCCATGTCGAGCAAACGCAACATCAAACGCATCAACAACCCCGACGACGTTATGAGCTTGCCGTATTCCATTGTGGCGACTCGCCAGCGGTTTAATATATTTAGTGGGAATTACTAACATGGCTAATATTGCAATTTCTGCCCTACCCGTTGCAACGACTCAAGCTGGCGCTGATGTTCTGCCAATCGTGCAAGCAACGACCAGCACGACGAAACAATTGTCAGTGACCAATCTGTTTACCAGCCCAACGCTGGTTACGCCTGCACTGGGAACTGTTGCCAGCGGCAATATCAGTGCCTGCACCAGCACCTCGATGGCGTTGACCACGCCTGTAATTGGCGCGGCAACCGGCACCAGTCTTAGCACTACGGGCAACCAAGTTATCAGCAGCACCGGCAAACATGGTTACGCAACAGGTGCTGGTGGAACGGTTACTCAAGCCACCAGCAAAGCAACCGGTGTCACGTTAAGCAAATCAACCGGCCAGATTACGCTAAACAATGCGGCACTTGCCGCAGATACAACGGTCAGTTTTACGTTGACCAACACCGTTATTGAGGCTGGCGACATTTTGATAATGAACCACATCAGCGCAGGCACTGCGGGTTCGTACCTGCTCAATGCCCAATCTGCGGCAGGTACCGCCAGCATTAACATAAGAAATATCACCGCCGGGTCATTAAGCGAAGCAATTGTGATTGCGTTTGCAGTCATCAAAGCAGTCACGGCGTAATTGAAAACGCCCATCCTTGGCGGCAGCTATGTCGCTCGGTCAATCAATGCGGCAGACAACCGCATGGTCAACCTGTTTGCCGAAGCGATACCGGAAGGTAGCGGCGGGAAAGAGGCGGGCTTCCTGTTGCGGTGTCCTGGCTTGCGGTTGCTTGCGACTGTTGGCAGCGGCCCAATTCGCGGCTTGTGGGTAACCAACGGCATTGCCTATGTGGTGTCGGGCAGTGAGTTTTACAGCCTGACGACGAGCTGGACTGCTACCCTACTTGGCACCGTGTCCGGCACCGGCCCGGTTAGCATGGCAGACAACGGCACCCAGATATTTATTGCCTGTAACCCACTGAGTTACATTTACAACACGTCTACGGCGGTGTTCGCCCAAATTACGGATGTGGATTTCCCCGGCGCTGGCTCGGTCGGCTACCTTGATGGTTACTTTGTATTCAACGAACCGGACTCGCAGAAGTTTTGGGTAACCAGCCTGCTGGACGGCACAGCCATAGACCCGTTGGATTTTGCTAGTGCGGAAGGCTATCCCGACGATGTGGTTGCCTTGATCGTAGATCACCGCGAGATATTCCTGTTTGGCAACACCAGCGTTGAGGTTTGGTATGACGCCGGAACGCCGGACTTTCCATTAGCGCGGGTTCAAGGCGCGTTTATGGAAGTGGGCTGCGAGGCTGCGTATTCGGTAGCCAAGCTCGACAACAGTGTGTTCTGGTTGGGTTCGGATGCTCGCGGGCGCGGGATAATTTATCGAGCTAACGGCTACACGCCTGCGCGGATTTCGACCAATGCCGTTGAATACACCATTCAGAGTTACGGCAACATCACCGATGCCATCGGCTACACCTATCAGCAGGACGGGCACCCGTTCTATGTGCTGATATTCCCGTCTGCCGAAGCCACATGGGTTTACGATGTTTCTACGCAGTTGTGGCACGAACGCGCTGGGTTTGAAAACGGACAATTTGTCCGCCACCGCAGCAACTGCCAGATGTCGTTCAACGACGAGATTGTGGTGGGCGACTACGAAGATGGGCGGGTCTATGCTTTTGATCTTGATGTCTATGCCGATGACGACCAGATTCAAAAATGGTTGCGGTCTTGGCGGGCGTTGCCGACAGGTCAAAACAACTTAAAACGCACCGCGCACCATTCGCTGCAACTGGATGCAGAAACGGGTATTGGGCTTAACGCCTATCCTGCTTACGCAGGCGAAGATTTAGCCACCGAATCCGGCAACATTATTGTGGCCGAGTTTGTGCAGGGTTATCTAACCACGCAAGCCGGTGACCAGTTAGTCACTGAGGCCGGTGACGGTAACGAACCGCTGGTGACTCAAGTGCAACCTGCCGAGGATTACAACGGGTATGCGTTGGAAACCGAAGCCTACACTGCGGCGCCGGGTTACGACCCGCAGGTCATGCTGCGCTGGTCAGACGACGCAGGGCATACCTGGTCAAACGAACACTGGAACTCGATGGGTAAGCTGGGGGCTTATGGCACCCGCACCATCTGGCGGCGGCTCGGCATGACCGAAAAAATCCGCGACAGGGTTTATGAGGTGTCCGGCACCGATCCGGTCAAGATCGCCATCATGGGCGCTGAACTGTTTGTTACTCCGACGAGTAGCTAATGGCTACTCTCAACATCACCAACATCCCCGCACCACGGGTGCCGTTCATTGATGAACGCACCGGCCTCATGGCGCGGGAGTGGTATAGGTTCTTTCTTAATCTTTTCGTCCTGACCGGCAGCGGCAACAACCCTATCACGCTTGAAGAACTGCAACTTGGGCCACCAAGCCAGCCTGACCTAGCCGAGCTGCTGATTCAGATCAATCAGAACATCGCCCCGCAGTACGAAGATCAATCGGGCGACTTTTTAAGGACCCTCGACACCGCGCAACTGATGTCGATGATTTCGCAGTTCGCAAATGCAGAAGCGGCTATCCAAGGGGCTTACCTCCAGCCGGTTGTGCAGACCGGCACCATCGCCAGCTACAACCTTGACAGCAGCCCGACAGCGGGTGGCGTGGCCTACGGCACCGGCCCCGCGCTGGCGGTAAGCGCAGCCGGGACACTAGGCCAAGTGCTGACCAGCGGCGGTGCTGGAGCTCCGACATGGGCAACTGATGGCGGTGGAACGGTCACCAGCGTGTCTGTGGTGTCGGCT